ATGATGCGGGCCTCGACGTTTGCATCGATTGTGGCAACGCACAGGCAGCCATTCCACAGGTCGTTGAGAGTGCCAGCACTGGCATCCAGTGTGATGTAGCCAACCGCTCCACCCTGTGACGTGCCACTGCGAAGAGGCACCAGCTTGCGTGGATACATGACGATGACAGTAGCCTTGCTGGTGGCCGAATAGATCGTCACGGCCACTATGTCGGCTGTCATCTCTGCTGCCGTCAGGGTCAGATAATACATGCCCTTGTTGGTTGCAGTGGTATATGTGATCTCCGCGCCTTCATTTGTGCAGTCTGCACCTGTGTCACCGTTTAGACTGACCTCGCTGTCACACGTCGCACCGGTCACGGGATCGCCATCGGCATCAAGCAAGGGGAACACAACAGTCCATGGCACGCCATAGACTGGGTAGGGTAGAGCATTGTTGCGAAACGCGATTACTTCTGCCATTACCACACTCCCCAGTTATGCTTTGCGAAAGGTACGCCGCCGAATCGTCTGCCTGCTGGGTGACCCGCTACCACTGCCGCAACAACAAGGTCGGTATAGTATGTCCGCAGCTTAGACCCATTGTTCCCATCATCATTGCCTGTTGCCAGTGTGTGAATGAAGCTGCTTCCGTCAATGTAGTCCGGCCAGTTTGCCACTATCGAACCGCTCAGAGTCGCCTTACTTGAACCAACGTGGCTATCTAACAGCTCCCAATCCACCAAATTGAAGTTCCAGATATACAAGTAGTAGCCGTAATTCGTACTCGGGGGAAGACTACTCGCCCAACCATAGCCCTTAGCAGTCACAGTCAAGTCCGTTACGCCCCCTTCCGCCTCACCAATGGTGTACCTCATATGATGATAGGGACTCTGCCAGGGGGCTGCAGCAACCTCATCATAGTTGGCATCATCAGCGCTCATATTCGTCTGGTCGCCACCCGTTAGCTCTGTGCCACTCACCAGCGTATTCGGGTCAATGTTAGCGTCTGCACCATAAAACCCGGTGCAGTTCGCAGTAGTCAGCTTATAGGTGGTGGCCATCAGACGGCATCCTTCAACAGCAAGTAGGTCAAATCTCTCAGTTGCACCACTCGATACCCCTCAACTTGAACAATCCATTTCAACACCACCTTTACATCCTTTGATGTCGCCCCAGGCCAGAAATGCAATACACCAAAGTGTTCGCAATCCATGTCCTCGGCAGTCACCACCTCGTTCGCGGCTAACAGGGCCTCGACCTTCTGCCGCTGCGTCTTGTCCGCCCAGTCTGTTTCAATGTCGATACTCGCCATCAGATCACCGTTTATGAGATACCAATCATCGAGGACCAGGGACTCCCGAATGGCCGGCTATTGCATCCACCCTCTGATCTTGACTATGACCCCCGCCAGAATGAGGCTGCCGACAGCGACTACCAGCAGGCCCACGACTGATGTAATGAACGCGCTTTTGCTCCTGCGCCAAGCGTTGGCGATCTCCTTGAGCGTAATAGCTACGTCGGCATCCAGCCCAAGGGGGCACAACGCCTCATGATGGACATAGAGCTCCCGAGCGATGTCTTGTGCTAATGCCTTGCGTTCATCTGGTGCCAGGGTCATAGGTAAAAGCTCCTATGCTCGATGCCGACGTGACCGGACTGCCGAGCCGAGAACGCTTCGAGTTTGGCCTCGGCAACACCGTTCTGATAGCGTTGCTCAGCGATTGCAGCACTATTCAGGTCAAACCAAGGAACTGAGTCATCGGCCTTATCGGGGTCACACTTCAAATGAGCCTCGGCCCCTGCCGCGATGGGCTCAGCCCACCGACTCAGCAACCAATCCACGACTACCGTACATGCGGGCTGAGGGACGTACACCACGGTCACGATCACGGCGAGATCATCCTCATTCGGGGCCGGGTCGAAAGTAAGCACGCCACCAGACGACAAGGACCACCGATCTTCCAGCAGATCTACTTCGTCCATCTCGACGTTCGTAAGGCGTCGAATCACCACGTTGCTGTAATCCAGCGAGAGCGTGTAGCCGGCCTGGTCAGCAACTGTGACGAACGAGGTTAAGTCCTCTGTCCATGCACCCGTGTCGTCACAGAATCGGCGGCAGGCAAGCCGCAATGCCCGAAGCTGGATCGCCTCCGCACACCGCGGCACAGACATGAGCGGTAGAAGCGTAGACAGGGCCGTAGTCGCCATCACTCACCCTCGGGTTCTTTTGGGACATCAGCCTTGTCGGGGGCACACTTCATCTGAAGATTGACACAAAGGTCCACGAGTTCCTGCTTCGTCAAGTGCTCGGGAACACTCAGTTCGGGATCAAGGCTGCGAGCATGCACTGCCAGCTTATCTTTGCGCATCGCATTGAGGCGGCTCATCGAGTAGACGTCCGGAGAAGCCGGCACAACAGGCTCCTCCTCGTCAGAAGCCGGCACAACAGGCTCATCCTCGCCCACCTGCGACGCCGTCGGAGTTTCGATCTCGCTCTCGCCGGGCAGGAGAGACGACTTCTCGTCTGCCATAATAACGAGCCCCCTCGCTTCGGCCAGGTCTTCCCGAAGCTGCGCGTTCTGACTGATGAGCCCTTGTTCCCGCTGCGACATCGTGCGCGAGTCAAGCTCTTTCGCGGTCGCCACGTCCAGGATCACCTCGCGCGTCCCGTCCTCAAACACAGTCAGCCAACCTGGGTGCATGCCAGAGTTCGCGTCGAGAACCGGGGACCACGTGAAGATGGTGCCATCAGTTCGTTTGCAGATACGAACTCTCCGCTTGACGGCTTTCTGTTTACCCATCCGTTTGCTCCTTGATGGCGAGGGTGCGGCCCCGGGACGGGCACGAAGCTTGACCCGGAGCCGCCTCCCCCCCCCTCATCGGTTAGGGACGACAGTCGGCAACGATGGCATACACGTCTATGATCGCCGTGTCTGCCGCGTGGTTGAACAGCAGGCCGATGAAAGCCGTGCTGTCTCGGTACATCTTGCCGGTGGCATAGGCCGCCGCGCCGTCGAGCGAACTGTAAGACGCGTCGGCGTTGGCGTCCATGCTGGCCTCGTAGCCGTCCAGATCCACCTCGGTGGTCGTGTCATCGAGGTAATCGCCCAGTGTCACCGTCAGCGTGCCACCTTCCACCGTGTTTATGTCCACGATGGTCTCGATGACGCGCATGCCAGCGTGCATCTCGAACAGCTTGACAACATCGCCGTTTGCGACGTTGTCCTCCGAGCAGTCCACACGACAATGCAGCACGTGGACGCGCCCAGCATTCTCCGGGATAGCATCGCTATCGCCGATGCAATGATTCGTATCGAGAGCCATGGTTTAGCCCTTTCTGTTCTGTAGCCAAGAGAACGACATTGGGGTGAAGGTTCCGGCCCTCACCCCGCGGTCGTTATACTAACCCGCCATCACATAGAGATGTCCAAGCCCTTCCGGTTTGACGACCTCGTAGCCGTAGGCTTGAAGGGAGCGAAGTATCTGCCCGAAGTCGTCAGGGTTCGGGATTGTCTCGGTGTCGAGCATCTGACTGGCGAACGCGAGGGCGCCCTTGTAGCCGAACATCGAATTCGTCACGGAATCATCCCCGTCGGTCGAGATCGTCAGGTTGTTGGTGCGGTATATCGCGAACCTGTCAATCATGCCGATGCGACCATTCCGCAGGACGCTCTCACTGTCGCCGGTCATACTCGCGTCCTTCAGGTCGGACTTCTTGAGCAGACCGCAAGCCCATGCCGGAAGAAGAATCCAACGCTCTTCGTCAGGCACGTTTTGCTCGTCGAGGACCTGCCCGCAGTCAATAATCTTTGCGATAATGTTGGACGAGGTCAATTCGAGCGGGGTGCCCGAAACGCCCATGCTTACATCACCGCTGATCGCGCCTGCTGTCAGGCCGGCATTGTCGGCGTGCGCGCTCCCGTAGGTGTTGGCGAGGACGTCACTGTCGATGCCCACCTTCTGCGTGGCAGAAGCATGCACAGCCCACTTCTTCACGTAGTCAACATCGATCTGCTTCTTGTCCAGAGCGTTGATCTTGAGCCCCCAGTACTTGCCCTTGTCAACTACCAGATCGACGTACGATCCTTCAGGCGTCTCGTACTGGAGCTTCTGACCCTTCACGTAGTCCCGCGACGTGATCGTGGGCAACGTGCGAATGCGCAGGGTGTCACCAAACTTCTGAAGCTGGTCTTCATGTTCCGTTGTCGCGATGGCCCCAAAGACCGTCGCGTTGTAGAACTCGACCAGCAACATGGTCGCGTACAGCATCGGGATGTAGGTACCCGAATGATTCGGGTGCCCCGCTGCGGTGGGGAATCCGGCCATGATCGTTATCTCCTCTTACGCCCACCGCTTTCTCAGGTCAGACGAATGCCGGCGGAGAGGTTTCCTCTTCGCTGGGAATGCCTGTGACATGACCATCGTGATAGGCGGTGAGCAGTTCTTTTTGCTTCTCGATGACCTCCATCGGGGACAGGCCCCCCGATGCGAGGCCAGCCATCTGCCGAGTCCACTCTTCGAAGGTTATGGTCTTACCGGCAGGTTGGTCAGAGGGACCAGTACCTTGACTCGGCTTGGGGACTTCTTGGCCCCGAGCCGGGTTGGGCTTGTTGCCTGAACGGAGACTGGCGAAGCGCTGGAATAACTGGTTGACGCGAACCGAATCGAACGCCTCGTACGCATGGACAAGCAGAGTCTCGTAAGCCACGCCGGTCAGAGGCTCTGTTTGTGCGAGGAAGTTGTTCCACTCCTGAGAGCCATTGATGGCCTCCCAATCGGGAACGAGGGTCGTCAGTTCCGTGTAGAAGGTCTGCCGAGACTGTGCATTGAGTCGTTGCTCCACCCGCTCTACGCGGCCATCTGTTCTGGCCGGAGGAGTAGATGACGCCTGCATGGCACGCTGGAGAGCAATCTGCTGCTTCCAGTAATCCATGCCGAACTCATCCACCAGGTCCGCGGTGATGTACTTCTGCACGTCCTCATCAGACACCGACTTGGCGTCCACAGGCGGCGCGGCTGGCGGCGTGTTGTCAGAGGAGCTCTCTTCCTGTTGCCCCTCTACCTTCTGCTTGAACGCCTCCAGCTCGGCCTGCTGCGCCTTGATCTGCTGGCGCATCCGGCCTGTTTCGGCCACGTACTTCCCGTTGATAACCCGATACTTCTGCTGCCAATTCTGATCGGGCTCATCCTGGGGAGCCGATAAGGTGTTCCCCAGCGCTTGCGCACCCGGAACCTGCTCGGCAGGCCCCGGTTCGGGCGACGGTTGCAGCTCGGGTTCAGACGGAGCGTCTTCAAGCGAAGCCGAAGGGGGAACCTCGGGCTTGCCTTGAGCGTTCTCGACCTGATCTACCTGTTCCTGCAACGCACTCGGTATTCCATCTGCCATTTGTCCAGCCTCCTGTGTGAGCCCTTACGGGTGTTCACCGACGAGAGCCGCCCCATGACGGTCTTCTCGGATATGAGCTTCGGTCTCCCGGAGGGCATCCGGGGCCGTCTCAATCACTTCGACGATGTTGTCCAGAGCTGCCGCGCGAGCCCGATAAGCTGGCAAGAACTCGTCGGCACAACGCAGCACTTGCTGCATGGCCTCATCCCGGCTCTCACGAAGCCACGCAATAAGCCGCTGACCAGCCCCCGTGTTGGCGAGGCGAGCCATGGCTTGCAGGTCTTCCGGTGTAGTCGGTCTCATTTCCAAGCCCCAAAGATGATCCGCAGAGCAATCTTCACGCGGGCGAATAACGGGAGCTTGTTGACGACGCACTTAAGGCCGGCTTCGACTTTCTCTCCTGTTATCAAGGCCCGCGAGAACAACTTGCGTCCTTCCTTGACGACAAGACGCCGTTCTGTTCGTGTCATCTTCTGGCTCACATGCGTTCTCCCGTGGGTGACTTGCTGGGCGCCGGCTACAAAAAAAGCCGATACAGGGGTCCGGACCTGTATCGGCTTCGTGTGGCCGCTTGCGAGACGGCGATCAACCGTCTACGCCCAGTTCGTCATTGTCCTAACGCGTTTCGACAGCCTCCTGCGATTGCTGTGTTGCCAACTGCGCCTGAGTGCGTCGTTGAAGCTCCTCGTTGTTAGGCACCACTTCATCAACGGGAATGTCCAACCCCTTGGCGACCTCACGCAAGAGAGTCGCTCGACCTTCAATCCCGACGATCTGAAGGTCGGTCGGGTTGTTGGTCATTGCCAGGAACTCCTGACGGCGAAGCTGTGTCTGTTCACGAATCAGCATCACCAGAGCCCCGCGCGGGACGATCTGCACGTCACCCTTGAGTGACTCGTTGTCCAGATACCGCATGTTCCACGTGTAAAGCCGGTCGATTGCCGGGCGCAGAACGTCACGGTCAATGTCCTTGATGACGCGCTTGATACCCCGCGAGGCGGCGTTCATCAACATCGAAAGGCCGCTGGCCGTCGCTCCGGCCCCGCTCATGTCTTGATTGCCGTACACGTAACGCGGGATCAGCGTCCGATCGTCGGCCTTCTTCTCGAAGTACTCGGCTACGTTGAGTAGCTCAGAGGTGTTCGACGCAGGTTGGAAGAAGCTTATCGGTATCCCCTGACCCTTCGAACTACGGAACGGCCAGACCTTCCAAGGCCACAGTTGCGTCAACGTGGGCACATGCGATGCGGGGATGGAGTCCAGGTCAACAGCCACCTGAGGGCCGCTAGCAATGGCAAGGTTGTTCATCAAGTTGCGTTGAGCCCCGTTCACGCCCTCCTGGCAGTCCTCCATCTTCTCCGGGATAGACTTGACGCCCCACAGCGAGTTGCGGTTCTTGATGAAGCTCGTGGCGTAGTAGGGCCGACGCCCGAGGGGATCCGGGTTGAGAACCGCACGGACAATCGTGTCTTCGGTGAGCACGCAGTTGACTTCGTAGTAGGCGAATGGGTCTTCGATGCCTTTCATGCCCCAATCGGTGAGCATGCGTCCCGGGACACTGCCCCAAAACTCGATGGCCGGGATCGTGCTGTCCGGCAAGCCGGTGTTGTGCATAATCGTCCGGTCTTCGAGGGCCGCGGCTTCACTTGAAGCATCCGTCACCGATGCCACGGATGCCGCGGTAGCGATCACCGCTTCAATAGCCTCGGTATTCCATCCCTCGACCCCACGCATCTCGGAGAGCTTACGCCGATCGAAGTCAATCCGCTCGCAGACGTAGGACTCGTTGACGTGTCGCGCATTCGGCCCCGGATAGAAGCTCATCGGGTCCACGCAATACCACATCGGGACGACGTCGTCCTGCACAACAACTTGATTATCCTGCCAGCCCAAGCGCTTCGTCCGCGTGAACACCGGCCCCTTAAGGATGGCCGAAGGATAGGTGGCCAAGTCGCTGATGAACTGCGCGAAGGCGTCCGTGAAGCCACCCTCCAGGGTCTGATCTTGCATCTTGCGCACCATGCGAGCAGCCCGTTGCTTGGCATCCTGGAACATCAGACGAAGCGTCTCGTCGTACAGGTCACTGGCAAATTGCCTCACGTCTTCCGGCGTGGCGGCTGTGTCAGTCGAGAACTGCGCGACGGTCTCCTCGACAACACGTTCCGCCTTCTTAGTCGGCAGAGAGGGGATTGGGGTCGGCACAGCATCCCAGGAACGGTCCCCGATGGGCGCAAACACGTCTTCAAGCCAAGCCTCGAATGCCTCGCACTTCGTTTCCGTAATGTTGAAGAACAACTGCGAGCCGCCCTTGGATTGAATGGCCTTGAGCTTCTCAGCTTCGTACTGACCAGACTTCAGACGGCGAGACTTCAATATCCGCTCGGTGATGCCGTTCTGACGCCGATGCAGCTCGGCATCCTCGTATGCCGAGTGGACATAGGTAGCAAGAGAGGTCAGAACAGGGTTCTCGCGTTGCTTCTCAGCAACGAGAGCTGCCTGCTCCTCGTTCTCAAGCTGCTTGCCAGACTTGACTTGAAGCATTGTTTCAGGTTCGCCTAAGTGTCCTGGAAGCTATCTCATACTCACCAGTGTAACCAACTGCCAATCCGAAGTCAATAGGTAGTATCAAAATCTGAGCCCCTATACCATACCTGTCCAATTCGGCTCAGGCGTTGGCGGCGACACGGCGGCCTCATGCGTGCGCACGGTATCCGCCGTCAGGACCAGGTATTGCAGAGCATCATGCGGATGTGAGTATTTGTTCTTCGCCGGCACGTCCTTGTACCGCTCCTCCCCCGTGACCTGCACCCGCTCGAACTTGTAGCCACCCAGAAAGCCGCGGCGGAGCATCTTGCACGAGGGATCGAGGACAATAGCAGGTTCGTCACCTATGATCCGCGTGAGTCGGTCGATGACAGCCTGCCGGCGCGAGAAGAAGGCATTCGTCGGAGTCGGCACGGTCGGCAGCCCGAGCATCTCGAGTTGACGAAAGCACGTCAACTCATCAGCCTGGGATGCCTGTTTACCGGCAGGATCGGCCCCTGAGGTGACCGGGATGTTAGAGAACAAAGTGGCCAGGAGCGGCTTGACGGCGTCGGTGGCGAACTGCTTGACGCCGCCGCGCGTGCACACCAGCTCACGGAGTATCCGAAGCTGCCCTGAAGGGGTGATTTGCCCAATGATGCAGGCAGGCGTGAGCCCGAAATCCCAACCGAGGAACAAAGGGAGTCCCCGGAAGATGCCTAACGGCTGGCGGGCCACGTGGACGACGTCGTTGTAGACGCCCTGGTAGACCGGCTTCCCGTCGAAGACGCTGCCATACTGCCCGCAACAGTGAACCAGGGTCCACTCGGGATCCGCACCGTCCGTCAGACGCATCCAGTACTGATACCCGAGAGGTTGATGGGAGACGTTCTCAGCCAGAGGGTTTGCCTCATAAGTGGCCACCCGGCCGACCTTGTCGCGCACCGGAACCAAAGCCCCCGGCTGTCTGAAGAACTTCCAGCCGTCCGGCTTTTCTTCCTCGGCCAGACGATACCACCAGTGATCGTCGTCCGGCGGGTTCGTGTCCATGATGACGCCGGTCCATGTGATCTCGTCACAGTCACGGTTGGAGGGAAACCGGCCCGTTCGGGAGAAAGCAGCGTCCACGATGGCCTTGCCGATCTCGCGCGCCTCGTTGATCCACGCGCCCGTGAGTTCAAGCGACAGGAGCTTCTTCACGTCACGCGGCTTGTCCAACGCCAGGAAGTAGACCTGCATGTCCATCACCGTCTTGTCGGGCAGCACGGTCTGCAATCGTCCCTCGATGGGGGCACTGTAGACAATGGGGCACAGCACCTCGGGGATCCATTCCTTCCACGTGTTGATGGTGGTCGAACGGAGCTCGGGATACGTGTTGCGCACGACAGCCCACCTTGTGCGCCGCATGCCGCGCGTGTCGGGCTTCTGTCGCATGGACCGGTTGAGTATCTCCATGCAGCAGCCGACCGATTTCCCGCTGCCGATAGGCCCCATGAGGCCTCGCACCAAGGCCGGTGACTTGTGAAAGAGCTTGACCGTCGGTTCGGGTGTGTAGTTGATCTTCACTTGTTCAAGCTCCGATGGGCCTGGCGGTTCAGGCTATCATGCAGATAGCAGATGGCTTCCTGATGCTTATAGGATGCCTCGACCCCCACATGATGCAGAATGCAGAATGCGGCGTGCAGAAGCTCGTGTGAAAGTGCCCGAATCCCATCCATGGTCGATAAGGGAGACTCGGGAAGCCAGAGGGCCTGAAAGCGGTGACATGTAGCGTCGTCGAGGAGACTGCTTGCGTGCCCGCCGGCGGACCTCTGCTCTCCCATCGAGCACCCGTAACGCCTCAGCATGTAGCTGCTGAACTGCGCCCACGTGCCCACATAGATGAGCACGTCGATGCCATACGGTTCGGCAGTGATCCAGTGAACATGCTTCATTCAACTAACTCTTGCAGCATGAGTTCGAGCCGTGCCAGAGCGTTCCACGCAACATGAGCCTGGTGCAACAGACCGGAATCGGGATCCTGTGCCTCGGCGTTCTCCTGAAGCAGATGCCGCCACAGGGCGTCTGTATAACGGACCACGCCGTCCTCGACATGGCGCCAACCGCCCCTCGAGTACTTGCGGGCCCCGAACGTCCCAACCTCGGCGACCGCCATCAGCGCACGACCGAAATCCCCCAACACTCCGGCCAAGGGCTTGCCGGTGTCGAACTTGGCGCCGGGTGCGCGCGAATCGAGGCCGGCGGGGTCAGTTTCAGCCATCACTTGCCACCTACTTGCCTACTTGCCACCTACTTGCCGCCTCCGTTCGCAACTTCGGCGACAGCCGTTGGCAATGTCACACCTGGGGGCAGCAGACGAATCGCCTCATCTACTACGGACTGCATCCACGCGTTTTGACCATCGGAGGGATGAGCCTGCCGGATACCCAAGTGGCTGGCGAGACGCAGGAATTGTCCCCTGGCATAGTCTGCCTCGTGCCGAACATCATAGTATCGGGTGCCTGACCGCGCACAATCCTCGGCAAGATTCCGGACCACCTCAACCACCTCTCCAGGTGTCAAGGAAAGATCCTCCACATTGATCAGCATGTCTCTGTCTCCTTAGCGGTAGTGATCCGAGCTTCCAAAGCCCGGCAGTTCAGGCAAGCGCCCTTGGAGAGGAACAGGGTCATTCAATATGTCTTCTCTATCATCCTTTGGCCAGCCGCCGCGTTTGCGAATCGGTCTGTTGCGCAGATCGCCGTCCTCGGGGTTCTCAAGTGCCCGTCGTACCTCTTGGCGCCTGTGCTTGCTTGCTCGCCGTCTGTCCGAGCGTGACATGTCACCCTCCGCAGAGAAGGGGGACCGGGCATTTGCCCGGTCCCCCTGCCAGTGTTGCTACTGCTGTTCATCTGGAGAGGCGAGAAACTTCTCGTACAGCGACAAGTGCTCTGCAGTGAGCTTCTTGTCCTTGTCGAGCTCGAAGAGCTGCGTGCGAACAAGCTGTACGACGGGGTCGCTGATCGCGATTCTCGCACCGTCGCCATCGGCTTCGGCGTTCCAGGTCAGTTTGCCGTCCTTGTCTTTCAGCGACAACGCCTTGATCTCGTCCGCCTTGAACGACAGAGCTTTGCGCAGATCAGCGACGATGCGCAACGTGACGTAATTCATCTCCTTGGGCAGGATGTTCTGCAACGTGATCCGCTCCAGCACAGTCAGCTTCATGTCCGGCTCCTCCAGTTGTGAGAGTGAGACCAGGGGGCAGGCCATTCCTGCCCCCCGGCAGGACTGCTACGCTTTACGCTATGTCAACCCAAACATCGTTTTGCTTCTGGAACAGCTTGCCAGATCCGGCCACGACGCTGATGTAGAGAGAGCCATCGGCAATCGTGTTGTCGGCGCCACACTCACCTCGCATTCCGTTATCGTCGGTCTGAGCGCCGGAGAAGATAAGGCAGGGCAATGACCCTGAGTCTTCGGCCTGCACCTTGATGTCGGCCACCACGGAGCCCACGGCGTTGGCAAACCCGTAGGACCAGGCGGTGGTTACATGCGAATTGCCGAATCCGATACTGAGGCCGGAGGCCAGGGCGGCTCCGTTCCAGAAGGAGAGCATGCCGCATAGCGGCTTCGTCGCGACGATGGCTGCGCCGCCACCGACACGTGCCATGACAGCCGATGCAGCGTAGGCATAGGCCGGATTGACGACTGTGCCCGAGGTATGCCCCTCGAACGTGCCGATCACCCCGGCATGCAGATGCGTGAGCGTGCACTCTTTGACAACGAGCTGACCCATGAGGCCGTAGGTCTCATGCGCAAGGGTGCCCGAGGTGCCGATGTTGCAGACGTGCCGGAACCGGCCACACTTGGCAGCATAGGCGCTTGTCAGGTTCGATGCGGACGAGCCGTGCACCTCCACCGTGGAGAGCTGGCCGTCACTGTAGATGTTCTGGCTTACACCGAAGGGCACAGCGCTGGTCAAGGCCGCACTGCCGGCGAACGCGCCGATCCTCATGCCCATGATAACGGAGGTCCCGACCATCAGAATACCGTCCGGCCAGGAAGCCGCCCCGGACGCCTTGTCGATCAACACACCGGCACACGTGCCGTTGTTGGTGATCGTGCCGGCGCCAGTGGTCTCGATATGGAGGCCGCACGCCTCGCCGCCACTGTCAACGGTGAGAGCCGTGGTGATCTCCATCGAGGCGTCCATGCACGAGAGCGTCGCGCCGGTCTTGGCACTGTGCGTCCCGGCCATCTCGA